GAACCAAATAGCAGAAAGAACAGCGTATTCAGGAGTAGCTACTAACTCAGGATTATCAATCACCTCAGGTTTATCAAAATCCTTGGCAAACTTGATATAGTTGTCCTTGCCTGTTAGCTGAATACAACCTCTTCCACGATATTTCCAACCGTCACCTGAACTCTCTGGTCCATTTCCCATACGGTTGGCATATACTCGATTGGCAATCTTCTCGGGTTGACGAGCAAATTTGTCTGCTTCTTCCTGTGTCTTGAAATACTTACCGAAGACTGCTCGCAATGCCCTTGAGCTATAGTTCAGATTTTCGGAGAGTGCTGAAAAACCAGCCGACTCGTGCCCGCACTGTGCAAGGAACATAGCGATACGTTCCTTAGTGTCTATATCATATAAAGGTAATTTTTGCAATGCTTCGAAAACACCCTCTTTTGCCTTTGGAAATAATTTCGAGAAAATTTCTTTATTGTTCATGATGAATACCTCTCAGGTTATATAAAATATTTATGCTGTGCATAGATCTTGAGATCAATGATTTGATACAATTTAATTTGATCAAATTAAATTTGATACAATCATTTAAGCCAGGATCTCTAACTTTATAACATGTTGAAAAATGCACATAAATATAGTAAAATACAGAATAATTGGAGTTATTTCGAAATGTTTGATTTTAATAAAGCTTTATATCGACCTTATTCGCACTCTCGAATGCAAAGTTTTAAACAGTGTCCTTACAAATTTAAGTTACATTATATTGAGGGTAAAGCTGAGGAGATGAATCCAATCTCACAAATGGCTTTGTCGAAAGGGAGTAAGGTACACAATTTATTAGAAAATTATCCTAAGATAGAAACAGAGACTAAATCTTTTGATATCGTGGAGAAATTCGTTCGCTCAAAAGTTGCTGAACCTTATCTGGATGCTATCCTTAACGAAAGTCCAAATAAAAGGGAGTTTGCCTTTGGTTTAACAAAGGACTTCGAACCAACTACCTACGATAGTCCAGATGCGTTATTTCACGGCAAGATAGACCTTATTTGTACCGTAAACGGTATGTTGAATCTTGTTGATTACAAGACCGGTAAACCTAAGGAACAAACTGAACAGGATTATTCCCAGTTAATACTTTACGGAATTTACTTCTTTCAAAAAATTCCGGAACTCCAGCAATTAAAGATCTCATTTGTTTATGTTGAACATGATCATGAGAATAGTTTAATTCTAGATCGTAAATACTTGGAACACTATAAGGAAATCTTCCTAAAGTTAGTTGAAGAAATTGAAACCAGTAACTATCCAAAGAAAAAGCAATTCCTTTGCAAGTATTGCGGCTATTGCAAATATTGTGAATTAGAAGAACTAAATGAAAGTCAAGACAGCTAGATATGTCCCTGAACCTGATTATTTCAATCAGGTTCATTATCGTTATCTCAACAAAATCTCATCCGTTATTAACTGTGTTCAAAAATCCATAGGTTTTGTGGACGGTGTTTATCCATGCGTTATAGTTTGTGGTTTGACTGAACATTCTGATGGAATTATTGATTTCATCTCAAAGAATAAACCAGAAGTTCTGATCTTAGTTGGTGAAACGGATCCAGAAAAACAAAGAATTCTACAATCCATGGGCATATTCAGGGTCTTTAAAGTTAAAAATGAAAGAGCTCTAAGTCTTTTCTTTATTATGCATGGCAAGTTTTTAAGTGCATGTTCTTTAGTCCTTTGCGGTGATGACGAATACCGTGATGTTAGTGAATACATCAGAAGTCGTTTACATTTAAATTACAATACCTTAGGTTTCTTCGATGATATTATGTTCGGATTAAACCACGGTATCAAGAATCTTTCTAGAAAGTTTATAAACGGTATTGAAAAGTGTGATAATTGTATTGTAGTTGGCCATGGGCCTAGTTTAATTAACGACATTGAAGTTCTTAAGAACAGCACCGCTCCAATTATTTCATGTGGGAGTAGTATTGATAGTCTTTATCAAAACAATATAGTTCCTGATTACGAGGTTCTCCTGGAAAGAACCCCGAATATGGAGCAGGTTCTTAAGAATCTCCCTGATGAATATTTAAATAAGATCACTTTAATAAGCACTGAACTACTGGCTCCAATGCCTAAAGTGCAAGCTTTCAAGGAAGTGTTGTTGTTTACAAAAGCTGATGAACTTATGAGGTCATTTATTAACGTTGAATCCATTTCAATGATCAATCCACTGGTAGGTAATTTTGGTCTAAGATTTGGCCAGAAGATCGCAAAAAATGTTTATCTATTTGGTATGGATAATGGTTCAAAAACATTTCAAGGCCATTGCGAAAGTTCCAAGTTTTATGCTAACGATAAGTCAAGTTTTAATTTAAGAGTACCTGCAAATTTTGGTGGTTATATAAACACAAACTGGCTTTATAAACTAAGCATTACACAAATGGAAAATGCTCTTGATCCTGAAGTTAAAGTTTATAACTGTAGTGATGGTAGCTTAATTAAAGGAACAATCCCTCTCAAGGTTACAAAGGTAAACGGAAGTAAACCCAAGATCTTCAGTAAGAATATAGAGGCCATCGAATCCATCAAAAAGGAAATAGTTTCAAAACTCCGGCACTGTAGAACTACTCATTATTCATTACAGAAAGATCTTGAAATGCTGAAAAATCCGGAAAGGAAGGATATAATCAGAAGGCTTATAATTATATCCGAAAAAGTTTATGAAAATTACTTTGACAGAAAAGTCCTAAATGGCTTACAAAGTTTCTTTATTGAAATAGTATCAAGTATGTTTACAGTTCCTTTACAAAATGATAACCTGGAACTAGCTAAGTTCTGTATCGAAAATACAATTGAATTCTTAAAAGAGTGCACTTCATTATTACAGAAGTATCAAAAACTGGAATTTAGAGAATATTAAAGGAGGCTAAGCCCCCTTTTAAAATAATTTTTCAATTGTGGTTATCCTATCAAGGTTAATCCTCACTCTAGTGTTGAGCTTGAATAAAATCCTTTCGATATCCAGTATTATTGATTTAAGCTTTTGCTTTTGGCTTGCGGCCTCTCTTGCTTTTGTCTGCAGTCCCTTTAGCACCTTCCTTGAGTGCTTTTAGCTCCTCGACACGCTTATTCAACTCAGCGATTTCGGATGAAATATTGATATACTCACCCTTAAGTGCTTCATACTCCGACTCCAAGAAAGCGATCTTCTTCTGGAGTTCTTCAATAATTTTCTCAAGCTTTTCAACCTGAGCTTTAGTTGCTAAACCTAACATTTTTACTCCTTTATAATTAGTTATTTGTAAAGCCAAATCTTTCGTTTGCTTCCAAAACCCGCAGTAAAGACAAACACATCTACATCTGGCTTTGAATCGAACAATGAAACTCTAGTACCTCTTACCTTTGAAGTTAGATACTTATTTAATATATCAAGTGCTTGTCTTGGACCTTCGCATTGAATTATCTCCTGCTCAAGTTTTTCAGGTTCCTTGACATTAGATTTAATATCGAAGTTAACATCATCATAAGTTGTGCAATTAAATTCGCCTGAATAATATCTGTCAGGACCAAGCTTCTGAACAAAATCATTTACTTTGTTAAACTGATTAAGACTTAATCCTTTAATCACGTCAATTAAAGCATTAAGATCTTTAGCTTTTGGTTTTTGAACTTTTTCGTTTAGTGCCTCTAGTTTTTCAATAAACATTTTATTTCCCTATAACATTACTTCTACAGTTTCATCCGGTTTACTATCGGATAAAGCAACACCAACAATATTTAACATAAGTTCAGGTGTAATATCAGACTTGGAAAAGCCTCGTACCACACCACCATTCTGGGCTACACAATACATACCTTTTTGAACAACACCTTTACAACGAACTGGAACACGTCCCTTAAGGGCAATGTACTGGCCGTTCAAAGTACTATTCATCTTAACTGCTGGATGAGTAGATACAACACCTGCATAAGTGCCGCCATTAAAGATACTTAACTCACTATCACCAATAGTATTGACCTGCAGTACGGTTCCCGGCTGGTACTCAATATCGGTGGTATATTTCTCAGCCAAGTCTGCATATTTTGCTCTCAGAGCGGTTCCGTTGAAATTGGTAGCATACATGTTTGCGTAAACATTCGATGCGGTACCGATATTTGCAGATGCATTATCAGGGATAATATTGCTTGAAGTGATTTTAGTTGCAGTTACGTTATTGAGACTGGTAGCTCCGCTGGCAGTTAGATCCTTAGTAATGATCTTATCATTAACATTAAGACTGGTTGTGGTTAAGGCTTTAATAGTGCCAGTATTTGCAACAGTTAAACTCTGGGTATTACAATGGCCACTATTATTGATTGATGCTGAAGTTAGAGAACTTAAACTTACACGATTCAGCGTACTATCACTAGAAACAACCAAAGTTCCTGATTTAGTCTCACCAATAACAGTTAAATTGTCAAATACAGGACGACAGGTTGCAACTAAAGAACCGGTTACCTTACCGTTATGAAACTCAACATCATTTCCAGTAAAATCATGGGTGCAACTAATATCCGGTATAATCAATGAGGTATGCTGAATGGGTGCACCATCGACGGTACATGTCTTGTTATTAAAGGTGGCCTGAAGAATTTTAGTAATGTTATTAAAGGTATTTCCTTGTGACCAAACATTAACGTTATTCAGACGTCCATAAACACGGTCATTTTCTTCGTCAGAACGAACGGTACGATTTGCCTTGTCAAAAACAATAGTATCAGTCTTGATATACTCAGTACCATCTGATTTTCTGAAGCTTGTACCTAGTTCAGCCTTTACGAAATCCTGATTTGATTGTAAAGCTTTTTGAGTACTTTTGTTTACAAAATAAGTATAAAACATATTAACTCCGTTATTTTTGAGATATTTATCAACCATTTTTGATGAATAAATAATACAAAATATCAAAAGGATATAAACTATGCTAGAAGAATTAAATGAAAAAGTTAGGAATTTTATAAGGCCTAATATCGATAACTTTAGAAAGGATTCAAGTACGATTGCTCCAGACCTTGTAATGAAGGATCTGTCTGATAATGATTTCAATCGTGCATTAGCGTTCTTTGATATGGATATCGATAGCGTTAACCGTACCGGTTATTACAGTCCTGGAAACACAAATGAACTTCTGTTGAAACAAGCTAATAAGATCAAGCAATACCGTAATATTGCGAAGACCACTGAAGTTTCAAATGCAATTGATGAAATCGTCAATGAAGTTGCATTTAATCACGAAGACAAAGATCCTATCATTATGAATTTTGAATCAGATAATAAAGGTTTATCTGATGCTATTCAAAAAGCTTGGTCTAAGATAGTTCATCTAATCGATATGCGTTACAACATTGATGATATTGTGCGTAGGGGTTATATTGACGGCCAGATGTTCTTTCATTGTGTATATGACAAATCGAATGTCAAAAAGGGTATAAAAAAGATTAGCATGATCGATCCTTGCTATCTTTATTATGATAAGGGTAAGAACGTCTACAAATACTATGACCAGTTGGATGCACCAAGACAGCTGTATTGTACCCAGGAATTTCTTGAAAAGATGGAATACAGTCCTGAGGAAATCGTTCGTGTAGATTTTGGTCTTTATGATAATTTCCTTGTTGAATCCTATCTCGAACCTGCTATTAAAAACGCTAATATTCTACAGAACCTTGAAGATCTTCTAATCCCTATGAGATTTAGTAGAAGTATTAGTAGACGTGTTTTTAACATTGATGTCGGTGATTTACCACCTTCAAAAGCTGAAGAAGTATTAAAGAGCGCCCAGAGAAAGTTTAAGTACAAGAAATTCTATAATACTGATACTGGCGAAATCTCTAATCAGCAACATATTACTTCTATGGTCGAAGATTATTGGTTTGCTAACCGTGCAGGTGGTAAAGGTACTCAGGTTGATGTTCTAGATGAATCCGGTAACTTAGGCGAACTTGCTGATATTCTATATTTCTGTAAGAAGTTATACCGTTCTATGAGAGTTCCTGCTTCAAGAATTGATATCAACCCGGAAGGAAATGCGGAGTTTGGCTACAATGCTGATCAGATCACTGTTGAGGATTTAAGATTCTTTATGTTTTGTGTAAGGATTCGTCATGTCTATATCAAAGCTTTCAAGGAAATTCTGAAACGTGAATTGATAGCAACAAAGGTCGTAAGTCGTAAGGAGTACGAAACTATTGAAGAGAATATTATTCTGAAGTTTGCAAATGAAAACGCATTCTTTGAGAAGATGAAACTTGATAACTTCACCGCTAAGATTGATATCTGGCACAATATTCAAGAGGATACTGGAAGAATTTTACCAGTTACTAAGGTATTCAGAGATGTCTTTAAGATGTCTGATGATGAAATTGAGGAAACTCTAAAGACCATCGAAAAGGAATCAAAACAGAAGAAGTTTAAGAAGTTCTACCAGAACGATGACGATGGTTTCGGTGATTCAGGTTCGGAAACCAATTTCGGTTCTGATGAACCAGAAGATCATGAGGAAGAAAAGTCCGAAGATGATAAACCGAGAACCCCAGATGAATAACGGAATATAAATAAAGAAAATCTATTTTTAAAGGAGTAACAAATTATGGATTTTGCAAAACGTATTTACATGCTTTTAGAGTCAGAGAAGGCTAAGAAGGAAAGAGCAGAGGCTGAGGAAGCAGAAAAGGCTAAGAAGCTTGAAGAGGAAGAGGAAGACGTCGACCCTGAGTTAGATGATCCTGATGAGGATGAGACTGACGATAAGGAGGATAAGGGATCTGAGAATGATGAGAAAGATTCCGACGACGAAGATGATGAAGATGATGAGAAGGATGAGGATGATGAGAAGGATGAAGATGATGAGAAGGATGAAGATGATGAGAAGGATGACGACAAGAAAGTAAACGAATCCGCTCAGCAGAAGCTAGACATCATTTCCCAGATTCAGAAGGAAATCGGTAAGGCAGAGTTACCAGTTCTTAAGCGCGTGCTTAAGTTAGTCGGTGGCGAGGCTATTGACGAGAATCTTGAGGAGTCTGTACAGATGAAGTATGACATTCTTACCAAGATCAATGCAAATTTAGGTGGTTGTCCTATTGCTGTTCTGAAGAGAATTGCTAAGATTGTCGCTCAGCGTGATCCTAAAGATCCTCAGGCTTAATCTTGAATTCAAGGGTTTGAACTGAAAGGTAACGGACAGAAAAACTAACCCTTGAATTGAATTGACCCACCCAAGTGGTAACACGGGTGGTTTCTAATGTTAGAAACTGCAATTTTGCAGACACAATTTTTGGAGTTTAAAATATGGAAATGCTAAGCCCTGGCGTATACAGTCAGTTAATTGACAGAAGTCAGGTAGTACCAGCAACCAGTAACAGTACCACTGTTTTCGCTGGTCAATTTAATAAAGGTCCAGTTGGTGAGTATACCTTAATCACTAATCGTCTTGAGCTTTTGGATTATTACGGTGAACCAGACAATAAGAATTTTAACGACTTTTTACAATGTTATACTTTCTTAGGATATGGTAATCGTCTTCTGGTTAGCCGTGCCGGCAATGTTGACGGTAGTTACACTCCTATTGATGGATGTAACCTAATCACTGTTGGCGTTGTTGAGTATCGTGATACTGGTCTCGAGGATGATCCTACTACTTTATCAGTTGATGAAGGTAAGGAAAGATTCACCAATTATCAGAAAGTTCAGGTAACTGATGTAACCAATCTTAAAGTTGAAGATATTATTTCTTTTGGTGATATCAAGAAACGTTACATGATCACTGAAATTGATGAAGAAAAACGCATTGTAACCTTGAGTCGCGAAATTCCTGAGGATTTCCGTCCAGTAAATGGTGATAGTGTTAATAGCGTTAATGTTCTTTTCAGTGGTAGTACCGAAGCTTTGGATATTACCAAGGTTCAGGATATTACTAAAGGATCAAATACTTATACCATCCCTAAGTTACTCGATAACCTAGATCTTTATGAGACCAATCCACAGGTTTATAACAGTGATAGTTTCGAGGAGAAGTTCGACGGTATCGAATTTTCAACTCCTCATGCTAAGCTTAAGTTTATAGCTAGAAATCCGGGCACATGGTGTAAGAATCTTAAGATCTGTATTGCTAAACCAGAAGATTTTTTAGTTAATGATTACAGTGATGACCATGTAACTCATTATGCATTCCCTGGAATTTCAGTGGATAATCTTTTCGAGTATGCACCTAAAGGTTCACAGATTGCAATCATTGTTTATGATGAAGATAAGGAAGATATTGTTGAAAGCTATGTAGTTGATTTTGATCGTAAAGCTGTTGATGGTAATAATAAATCAACCTTTATTGAATCAGTAATCAATCAGCAATCAGCTTATCTCTACGTAAAAGTTCAGGATAATGACGAAGAGATCAATTCATACACTTACGTCTACGATGAAGAATCAGAATCTTATGTTGGTGCTTCTTTAGCACTGAAGAATTCTGCCGATAGTGATATTCAGGCAAATGATCTTCTAGATGCTTATGAAGTATTCGGTAACAAGGAAGAACTTGAGATCGATATCATTATTGCTAACGAATTAGACAATGGTTTATCTGCTAGAAACCTATTGTCAGTACGCGCTGATGATGGTGATCCTGATTGTATTGTAATCATTGGTGCACCTCGTGAGCTAATGGTTGGCAAGAAATCTGCTGATGCTACTAAGAACCTTGTGATGTTCCGTAAGGGATATGGTGCTGGCGATAAGGTAACCTTAAATGTTAATGATAGATACTGTGCATTATTTGGCAACTATCTATATGTTTATGATCGTTACAATGACAAGTACCGCTGGATTAACTGCGCAGGAACTATTGCGGGTATCCGTGCAAGAACTAGTCAACAATGGGCCCCATGGTATGCTGCAGCTGGTCTTGAGAGAGGTCTACTGGATAGTACTGTTACCAAGCTTGCATTTAACCCTAATAAATCTCAGAGGGATATGTTATACAAGAATAACATCAACCCTATTGTTACCTTCCCTTCAGAAGGCACTGTAGTTTGGGGTCAGAAGACTTTACAAGCTGAGGCAAGTTCATTTGATAGAATCAATATCGTTTGTTTATTCAACACCTTGATCAGAGCTCTAACTAAAGCAGCTCGTCATAGTGTATTTGAATTCAACGATACCTATACACGCAATAATGTTTTATCACAGTTAAAGCCATATTTAACTAACGTTAAGACTGAACGTGGTATTGACGATTATCTGGTGGTTTGTGATGAGAGTAATAATACTGCTGAGGTTATTTCTCATAACCAGTTTATAGTGGATATATTTATTCGTCCTACCTATAGCGCAGAATTTTTGTTACTAAGATTTACAAACGTTGGTACCAGAAGCTTCGCTGAAGTTGTTAACGCATAATATATTTAAAATATCAAAGGAGGACAAAGTTCCTCCTTTATTTTTGCAAATAAATTGAATTAGAACCGGAATTGAACTCAGGATCTCAATGATTTTGAGATGTTTTGAAAATATTAGGTAAGAAAATGAAATGATTTTAATGATTTTCGTGATTTTATGAGAATTCGATAAATCATGACAAAAGGGGTCATTGGCCCCTTATACCTCGAACCAAAGAACGATTTTTTCGTCTTCGTCCTTATATGCTCTGTACAACTTTTGTGTCTTTGTGCAGAACCAAAATTCACCAGTAGTATCAACATCTTCATAAGGTGGCGGTGTTTCGGTCTTTGCCACGAATGCATAATCCTGAAGAGTTACATCCAAAAGATATGCACGTTTTAAAGCTGCTACACACTGTGCCGCTGTTAAACCGGTGGGATATGGATTGTAGCCATCTAGAGTAGCAATTTTATAATCCCCCTACCATGTTATCATGGAAACTAAAATTTAAACTTGTATAAACCAACATTATACATCCCTTTGTTAAATTACTTTATATTTACACTTCAACTTCGAAGTCAAATTTCATATCAACCATTAAGTACTTGATAGCCTTAAGAACAGTCTTAACTTCAGTAACTGTATACATCTCCCGATTACTCAGAATCGGTCCAAAATAAAATTCACGTTTTGGCTTTAAACTACACTCGAGAGACTTTTCCTTACGTTTGATTGTCAGTTCACATGGAATGTTAAATGCCAATTTAATATCCGCAGGTCTATAGTCAATCAATTCACCGTTATATACCTTCTTCTTATTTAAAGGTATGGCCATAACTGCATCATTTGCCCCGTACTCATGGAATTCTTTGCATTTAAAAAGCCAAAGAGGCATTTTGAGTAAGTATACCTTCTTCGCATGTTCATCAATTGCCTTCTCTATTTTATCACAGATACCACCCGATTCATCCATTCGGTTTGTATGACTTATATGTTCCCTAAAAATCATTTTAATTCCTTACATCAATAACTTTGCCACGGTTGTCAGTGAGAATAATGAAATGATAATCCTCGCCATTATTAGTACCAGTAAAATTCTGTAACTGGTTACAAACATTGTATATTACACGAGCAGTATAACCAGCTTTTGGTTTCTTCAAGATAATTTTACTCTCACAATGTATGTTGACCACGTATTTGGTATCAGTGTGTTTGCAAACACTTCCCTTGCAAGGGACTACAAGTTCAGGTACTGAAGTTGAGTAAATAGAAGCTTCAAACTCACGAACTTCAGTTTCCTTCATTTTATCCAATCCTTTAACGTTGCAATCAAGAACAACACTTGAATCACGCATAAAAATATTAGTGATTTTCTTAAAACCATCTGCAACGATGTTACTTTTTGATTCATTTAACATCTCTAAAAACATATTTTCTCCTTAGAAAGTAATTGTCCATACAATTCTTAACTTAACGCTTTCATCTTTAACCTTAGACCCAAAAGTCTTAAAACTGAACAGGCGGTCATTTACGTACAATCCAGCTTCATTGAATAAGGAAGTAGGGTTATCAAACTCGCTATCATTATGTTCCTGCTCATTACCATTATTCACATCCACATAAAAAGTAAAGATTACTGAAGTATCCTTTAGTTGTACCTGAACCGTATCATTAGCGGCATCTGAGGTTCTATCCGCTACGACGCAATTCTCAGACCCGATGGTATCACGTTGTGGTAGCTTAAAGTTAATGGTGTACGTGTATGGTGCGTACTCTAATTTTGTGAAGTAATCATTCAAGGATGTATTGTCAATAACAAAGTTTTTTACATTCTCACCATTATACTGCCAATAATTAAATTTGGTGATGTCGTCATCCTGAACTTTGATAATGTCACCTTTCATCATTTCCTCAAACAAGGTTCCTTGAGCAAAGATTGTATCCTGAACCTCGGAGAAAAGATGAGTTCTTTCCTTGACAAATCCATCGGTTTCATCCTTACCCTTGAAGATTTCGCTCTTACTGCCACAGGTACCTAGTACCAGTTTATGGGCAAATTTTGCTCCTTCGAGGTTAAAGAAAAGTTCGGCCATGGAACGTCTGGCGGATAAGACAATCATGTTATGATCCTCAAAAGAATCAATGATATTATTGTTTTTATCCAGACACTCAATTTTGAAATGACCCTCATAGACTGGATTTTGTGAATTATAATTTTCGTTGCTCATATTTTTTAACCTACATCGATAGGGGCTACTGTTCCCCATTTTGTTAATAATTCTTCGTTTAATTGTTGTTCTTCCTGCTGACCTTCTGACTTTAAATCAGCATAGTTAATTTGACCGCCACCAACCAAAGATCCGCTATACTTACCAAGAACACCACCCCATAATTGTTTACACTTAGCAATACTATAGGCCTTAACCCACTCATGATCAAAGATCTTGTCAAAATCATCATTAGGAATGTACTCGTGATAATACTCGATCAATCCCGGACCTTTATATTCATCAAACACTTGTAGAATCCCTTTGGCACGGTTGAAGTGATAGTTGATATCGTCTCCATAAAATTTATCGAGAGTACTCTGATAAGTACTGATACTACAAACCGCACTAACAATACTACCGGTTAGATTCGTGCTGAAGAAAAGATCACTCCAAATTTCAGGAACCAGATTATCTCCATACATGGATCCGAAATTAGTGCCACTGGCCCAACCTCCACGACTTACTTTAACAATTTCAGTGATCTCAGGAGGCATCGGAATTTCCTGTTTTCCTTTAAACTCAACAATTACAGTATCCTTTAATAAACCATCATAAGCAAAATTTGTAAAACGTTGAATAGCATCATCGATACATAAACTGATTTGTTCATCAGTTATTTCAATGGTGATCTGGGGCCAACCAAGTTTTAACTTGATATAGTCTATCAACATTTTTCTAGTAACAATCTTTTTGGTTTTCATACGGTTTCCTTTTCTTCTATTTATATTTGCCTTTTATAAGTACATATATTAAAATTATTTTTGAGGAGAATATTGAAATGGATTTAAAATGGATTAAACGTTATTTTAAACTGGCACAGGAAGTTAGTGATTGGAGTAAAGATCCAAGTACTAAAGTTGGCGCAGTTATAGTCGGAGATAACGGTCAGATTGTTTCTCAAGGCTATAATGGATTTCCAAGAGGTGTAAAAGATTCCGATGAACGTTATAATGATAGACCTCTAAAGTATAAACTTGTTGTTCATGCTGAAATGAATGCTATTTTAAATGCTCTTTACAACGGAAGTTCAGTGAAAGGTTGTGATATCTTTGTTCATAATCTTCCAGTTTGTAATGAGTGTGCTAAGGCAATCATTCAAAGTGGAATTAAAAAAGTATATATGGATACTGAAATAAATGAACGTTGGCAAGAATCATGGAAAATGACTAAAATAATGTTTGATGAAGCTAATGTTGAATATGAATTTATAGGAAATAATAATGTCTAAACAAGAAATCAAATCTCTAGACAGTAGAGAACACATTTTAATCCGTCCAAACATGTACATTGGTGCTGTTACTGAGCAGAAGTCTCAGGAGTACATCAATGGTAAGCTAGAGGAAGTTGTTTTTACTCCAGGTTTGGCTAAGATTATCAACGAAATTATTGATAACTCCGTTGACGTAGCTATCAAGACCGATTTTAAGGGTTGTAACGAAATTTCTGTAAAGATTACCGAAGATTGTGTAGAGGTACAGGATAACGGTACAGGCATCCCTGTCGAGAAGAATAAAGATGGTGAGTATCTACCTAAGGTATGTTGGGGTACAGCTCTATCAGGTAGTAATTTCTCAGACACTAACCGAACTCAAATGGGTATGAACGGTGTAGGTAGTTACTGTACAAACGTATGGTCTAAGAAGTTCGTAGGAATTTCAGACGATGGCAAAAACAAATATACCATCACCTTTAAGGATAACGCATCTAAATTTACCGAAAAACTTGATAAGAGTTCTAAGCACGGTGTAACTGTTAAATTCTGGCCAGATTTAGAGAGATTCAAGTTACAGAATATCTCAGACACAATTAAGAGTATTATCTATCAGAGACTGGTAAACCTTAATATGTGCTTCCCTAAGTTGAAGTTCAAGTTTAATAACAAGACTATCAACATCAACTCCTTCAAGAAGTACGTTAGCCTATTCTCGGAGAACTTTGAACTGTTTGAGACTGACAAGTATCAGTTCGCAATTTTACCATCAAGTTCAGATGAGTTCCAGCAGTTTAGCTTTGTAAACGGTCTGAAAATTCCAGAGGGTGGAACCCATATCGAGGTTATCTCTAATCAGATTGTATCAAGATTGCGTGAGAAATTATGCAAGAAGTATAAGACCTTAAAACCTGCTGATATTAAGAATAAGCTGATGATTATTGCGTTTTTACGTGATTTTCCATCCCCTATGTTTAACTCTCAGACTAAGGAAAAGTTAACCAACTCTACAGCAGAACTTACTGAGTATTACAACGGTGATTGCGATTACGAAGCATTCTCTAAGAAAATCTTGAAAAACTCTGCCATTATTGATCCTATTGTAGAAGTATTCAAGATT